TTGGACGGCAAAGGCAACCTCTTAGGCGTTCCGCTCCGTCGCGGTGTATCAGATTCCGCCTTTATCGACCAAATCAGCTTTTCATTTCATGAAAAAACCTTTTTCGACAAATACGGTGTCCGTGTAAGCCTGTTGGAAGACGAAGATTTCATCCGCGCCGCGTCCATGCTCGCCCAAGAAGTTTTCGGTTTCGGTATCTACAAAGAATCCAAAGGCTCGGGCGGTCGTTTCTATGAGCGCTGTTGGTTGATGGGTTCGGAAGACGCCTTGTACGGTCGCGTCCATTTTGGCGGTCAACAAAATACCATCCTTTTTGAACTGACCGGCACCGGTTGCGGCGTCGCAAAAGAAGGCTGGGAATCCCGACTTTTCGCATTCCTGACCAACGCAATGCGCCCAAAAATTACCCGTGTTGACGTAGCCAAAGACTTTTTCAACGGCGAATACAGCCCGAACCAAGCCCGTGAAGACCGCAATAAAGGTCTGTTTACCTGCCATCACGTCAAACCAAAAGGCGAATGTTTAGGCTCCGACTGGGAAGAAGACGAAGAAGCCAAAATGACCAAAGGCAAGACCTACGGTATCGGCTCCCGTGAATCGTCCAAGTACGTCCGCGTCTATGAAAAAGGCAAGCAGTTGGGCGATAAAACAAGCACATGGACGCGTTTTGAAATTGAATTCAAAGCAAAAGACATCGTTATCCCTTTCGAAGTTTTGCAGAATCCGGGCGAATATTTCGGCGGTGCATATCCGATTTGCGAACGTTTTGCCCAAAAGGCAACCCGCATACACGCGGTTAAGGAAGATAAGGTCATTTCAGCCAACCGTTACCTTGAATGGGTGAAAAAGCAGTTCGGACGCGCGGCCAACGGTCTGAAATTCATCTTCCCTGAACTGGACAAAGCCAAACTGTTTGAACTGATTGAGCCGGATCATTACAAGCTGCCCAAGGCTTTAGCTCCCGAAGCCTATGACTGCGCCTTTTTGAAAGCAAAAGCCATACATGAGCAGCCCGCATTCAAGCCGTACAAAGACCCTTACGACATGTACGAATATTACGCGCGTCTGGAAAAACAGCTTGAACAGCAAAAACACGTCACCAATGAAGAAAGCTATAACAACTTCATCTACGACAAATTCGCAAGACTACCGATTTCATGGGCTTAAAACGTCTGCCCGCAAAGACGTTTAATCACATAAGGAAACCAAAAAATGAACATCCAACTTCAAGGCCACATCGTCGGCGTTAAAAAATTCAACGGACAAATTGAAGGCAAGAACTTCGACTATTGCCGCCTGATTGTCGCCACACCCTTAGACAGCTCCCAAGGCAACGCATTGGGCAGCTCTACCACTGAATACGATTTCGGCGGCTCTGCCAACTTCGAGCAGTTCAGAAACGCCCAATTTCCGATCGAAGCAAACCTGAACGTAGAAATCGTCACTACGGGCAAAACCCAAAAACTGAAAGTCATCGGTTTTCAACCCGTTAAGAAAGGCTGATTGAATGCAGAAAGTCTATGTTGTCCAGTCCGTATCAACAGGGGACTTTCTGTACCTTTCCCCTGAAACGGGTGACATCGGACATACCAAATTAATCACCAATGCCGATTATTTCTACGACTTTGAAGAAGCGATTAACGCAGGCTTGGAAGAAATCGGCAACCAATACGAATTTGTCGTATTCGGATTTTTGAAAGACTGATTTTCAGCGTTCGGCGGTCGCTGGAAAAAACATCATCATTACCGCCAAACACTTTTTAAAGGAAAACATCATGAAATTTATGAACACTTGCCGTAAATACGGCGCAAAACTGGCTGTAGTTGCTGCCGCTCCTCTGGCTTTGGCTGCTAACGCATATGCTGCTCTGCCTGAAAATGCAAAAACCGCGATTGATGGCGCAAAAGCTGACGGCATGGAAGCCGGTTGGTTGGTCGTAGGCGTATTCGCTGCGCTGTTTGTATTTTCCATCGTTAAACGCGTCATGAAATAAAAATGGCAACGTACTACCAAGTCGGGAATAAATGTCTTGAGCAAAGCCAAGCTGAAAACGTCTATTTTAGCTTGGTAGTACCTCAAATAACCCAAGACGGCAAAATCATCAAACCTGAGTACAACGGCACATTATGGAAACTGAACGGAGAGCCGATTAAAGCCGATTTGCCCAAATGCGATCCAAGTGACAACCTCAAAAGCGGTTTAGATACAGGTTGGATTTTATTCGGCGTAATGGCAGCGGTGTATTTCGTATCCGTCCTAAAAAGGGTCTTGAGATGATGGATTTCTATTTTTACTTGGGACTGGCAGTACCGGTTTTAATAGGGGCGATTTTATTCAAGGATTGATACCCGATTAGGATAATGGCAAAATCCCGACTTTCTGCAACCGTTACGAAAGTTAGGATTTTTATGTTGAATTTTAATGAAGAGTATTTGGCAAAACGCAAATATAACCAATTAGACGAATATTACGGGATGTCTATGGCTTATATTTATTGTGATTTGATTGCACAAAATTCGCGTGTTGCCGGTTCTGATTTCTATGCTTTATCCAGGAATTTTTCGCATAGGTTTTTAGGGGCTTATTTGGAAATTAGGTTTCCTGATTACAGCATAGCTGTATATAAGATTGGTTCAGGAAATGACATTCTTTCATCAAAAGTATTCAGCGCTGATATTGAGTGCTTTAATTCTTTGTTCGAGTAGTGTTTTTGCTGCACAGACAAATTTTCAAATGGGAAATGGTGTGAATGCTAAAGTTGATGATGGTTTTAGGAATTTAATCAATAGAAGCTATACTCCACACTTTGAAAAATATGTTTCAAAACAATCAGTATCTGCTGAAATATTTCATTCTTCTACCGGAGCTTCATCGGCTGCCCGAATCGGCGCAACCGTTGAAGCTACCGTCTCCCGCCCCACAGTCCTATCCCGCGCTTACGGTCTAGTCACACAAGGCGCAAGAATTGCAGCATCAAGTCGCGGCAATCTCTACTTAGGCGGCGCACTGCTTGCCTACGAAGCCTATCAAGCTGTAAAAGGGGATTTAGAGTCAGCAGGCTACATAGCCGATGAATCGGGAACATTCCTAAAGACCTACGATGACGCCTTATGTATTGGGACTTGGCAAGGCGATAAACGTGTCTATTCAAATTGTCTTCCACTGGATTCCTCATTAGTACGAGCTTTTGAAAAAGGCGGACAAAGCCAAAAAGAAGCCGAATTCCTGCTGAAAAGCAGAACAGAACGCGAAGTGCGTAAATATTTCGAGCAACTCAAATCCCGCGATCATTGGTACGACGGCTATATTTTCAAAGAATGCAAAGTTGGATCAATAAATGCGAGTTGCAGTATTGAACAAAAGGGCGATGAAAGAACCCCGATACTTTTCGACCGTCTGCAAAACCGACAATCCGAAGTCCTCACTCCTGAAAAATTCCTTGAAATCGCCACACCCGCAATCGACCGCAATCCGACGCCTTTTGTCGAAGGCGCCGGGCGTCCTGATTATAGCGAAGGCGTCCAAGTCGCCCCCGGAACATCCGTAACCATTGGCCCCGTAACAGGTCCTGACAGTAAGCCCGTACAAATCCAAATCACATTCGGACGAGACAGCAACGGTAAAACCACGGCAACCGTAAACACAACACCGCGCCCCGACCTCACACCGGGCAGCCCCGCAGCTCCCAAAACCAACCCAACCCCTACACCGGGCGAAAATGGCAAGCCGGGCGGACAACCCAATCCAAATCCCGACGGAAGTCCAGGCTCTCAACCCGACCCAACGCCCGACGGCAGCCCGTCTGATAAAACCAAGCCCGACCCCGACGGCAGCCCTAGCGGCAAAGATAAACCTGATCCAAGTAATACCCCAGACGGCAAAGATGACCCCAAACCCGACGACAAGCCGAAAGAGGATGATAAGCCTAAAGAGGGCGGCGGATTATTGTGTGACGTATTTCCGAACATCTTGGCATGCGACAAAATGGGCAAGCCTGAAGAGGGAATGTTTGACTCTTTAAGTATTCCTCAAACTACCGATGATAGGACATGGTCGTCAGACGATTTCCTACCCGCAAACGGCGTTTGTCCGCAGCCTAAAACCTTTGCTGTTTGGGGCAAGACAATGACCGTAAGCTATCAGCCGTTGTGTACGTTTGCTGAAAAAATAAGATTCGCCGTTTTGCTGTCGTTCATCATCATGTCGGCGTTTATCGTGTTCGGTTCGCTGAAAAGGGGATAAAAAATGCCATTGGCTGGATTGATACCATTATTGGCAATTTTGCTTAAACTGCTGATTGTCAGGATTATTATTGCAACAGGTCTCACATTTGTGACCTATGCCGGTTATTTAATCGCATTGGACAAATTTAAGGACTACACCGCAAACGCGATTAACTCCATGCCTGCCGATATATTGAATCTGCTGCTTATTGCAGGTTTCAGGCAAGGATTAGGCTATCTGTTTGGCGCATTCTCGTTTTATATCGGGATTCATGCTTTGAATAAACTGACATTCATTATGCCGGGTAAACCATGATTTATTTATTCACAGGAAACATGGGGACTGGCAAGACATCCCGTGTCGTATCAATGATTTTGAACAATGAAGATGGATTGTTCAAAATGAAATTGGAAGACGGAACGGAAGTAGATAGACCGCTCTACTTCTGCCATATTGACGGATTGGATAAACGCAAATTCAACGCGCATGAATTGACCGAAGAAGAAATCATGGCAGCCCCGCTCCGTGATGTCATTCCTGAAGGTGCGGTTTTAATAGTTGATGAAGCACACTATACCTATCCAGTTCGTGCAGCGGGACGACCAGTGCCGCCATATATCCAAGAATTGACCGAATTAAGGCATGATGGCCATACAGTCATATTGATGACACAACATCCAAGCCAATTGGATATATTTGTTAGGAATCTGGTTTCAAAACATGTACACCTGGAACGTAAAGCCTTGGGCATGAAACAGTATTCTTGGTATAAATGCGTGACGTCGCTGGACAATCCAGCGGGTGTAAGCGGTGTTGAATCCGCTAGCTGGAAACCGCCGAAAGAAGCATTCAAATACTATAAATCAGCATCAAAAGTTTAAAAAGAAAGTCCCTTTTGCCGTTTGGCTGCTGATTGTCATACTAGGCTTCATGGCGTGGAAGGGATTCAACCTCTATCAGATTTATCAAAAGAACACAGGTCAGGTTGAGCAGGCCGAAGAAAGCACGGCAAATTCAGAAATGGTGCAAGCAGTTGAGCAGGCGGCGTCACAAGAAAATACGCAGGGTCGGATGACACAAGACCTAAAACCTGAAGACTTCGTTCCAAAGCTCGCCGAAAAGCCCGAAAGCAAACCGATTTACAACGGCGTCCGCCAAGTCAAAACATTCGAGTACATCGCCGGATGCGTCGATGGTGGCAAAAGCGGATGTACCTGTTATTCATCACAAGGCACACCGCTGAAAGAAATCACAAAAGCCATGTGCAAAGACTACGCCAAAAACGGCTTGCCGTTTAACCCGTATAAGGATGAGCAGCAAACCGCGCAACAGCCACAAACAGCCCCGCAGACCGCCTATGAGCCTGAAAACAGCCAAGTCATCACGATGGGCGGCAAAAGCCCTCAAAACCTAATGTATGACGGCTACGTCGAAGCAGGTCAACAGTTTGCACAACGCGGCGGGGTCGTCGGTACTCCATGACAGAAAGGTCGTCTGAAATTCAGACGACCTTTTTTTTAAGGAATTGAAATTTTGGGTGTCAAGGGGGAAGGTTTGTAAAGATTGGGCGAGCCTTTTGCCCAATCTTTATGAATACCCCCTTGATTCCCAAAATTTCAAGAAACACGCTTGTGGTAGGTGGGCAGGAAGGGTTTTATTTCCTGCCCGCCTGCCACGTGGCGAACGCCCCCGGAGGGTCGCCGAAGGCAAAACTTATTCGATAAGAAACTTATATTTTTTAGGAGGGGGGGCGGTTTTGCCGAGTGCGCGGGGGGGCTCTCCCCACAGCACCGGCTTGGGCGAAGCCCAAAAAGGTATAATAAAAATCGGCAAAGGATTAGCTACCCTATGCCGAAGCCGTCCAGCCTGACAACGACCAAGCCCAAAGGCTGTCAAAAAGATTAGGCGGACGGCTTTTTTGTTTGTGAAATTGAGTAGTATCAAAGAACCTAGATTCTGAATAGGTAAGGGTAATCTATGCGAAACGCCGTAGGACTCGACATATCAAAGACGACCTTTGACGCAACCGCCATCATTGGCGGTATCGAAAAGTCCGCAAAGTTTGATAACGACAGCAAAGGCTTTGAGCAGTTCAAAGACTGGCTGGACAAACTGAAATGTCCTGACGCGCATATCTGCATGGAAGCCACGGGCAACTACTACGAAGGCATCGCCGACTACATAGGCAGACTGTACAAAGTATCAGTCGTCAACCCACTGAAAATCAGCAAATACGCCGAAAGCAGGTTTACCCGAACCAAAACAGACAAACAAGACGCCAAACTGATAGCCGAATACTGTCAGACGGCCAAAGCCCAAGACCTCGTGATCCGAAAACCAGTCATAAACGACGGCTACAAACTCAAACGGCTCTCGGCTCTCTATGCCCAACTGACCGCAGACAGCACCGCCCAAAAAAACAGACTCGAAGCCGCCAAAGACACCTTTGTCGTCAAAATCTGCCAAAGCAACATCAAGCATTTGCAGCGACAAATAAAGGTAGTCAAAAAAGAATTGGAGAAACTCACGAAGCAACCCGCATTGAAAGACCAAACCGACAGACTGGCAACCATACCCGCCATCGGTAGGTTAACCGCCGTCATGCTGCTGAATTACCTTTCAGGCACGGATTTCCCAACATCAAACAAGTTTGCAGCATTCGCCGGGTTAACACCCCAAATCAAAGATTCAGGCACATCAGTAAGGGGCAAACCAAGCTTGACAAGATACGGCAACCGAAGACTACGCGCCATGCTCTTCATGCCCGCCATGGTCGCCTATCGGATAAAGGCATTCCCCGACTTCATCGCCCGCCTTGAAGCCAAGAACAAACCCAAAAAGGTCATTATTGCCGCCATCATGCGCAAACTTGCCGTCATCGCCTACCACGTCCACAAAAAAGGCGAAGACTACGACCCTACCCGATACAAAGCGGCGTGA